TCAAGGTCACGGTTCCATTTGAATAGTCACCATCCTTGATTCCGATCTGATACCACACGCCACGTTCAGGCTCGAAACCGTACTCTTGGATATTGTCGGTCCAGTCCTTCACATCAAACCACGTCGAACCTCTATCGAACGACCTCTGGCAAGTCACAGTCCCAGTCCAGGTGCCGGAGATACTCACATTGAAGTATCCCGCCAACTGCACACGATCTGTGAACGTGTTACTGGTCGATATCGCTCGTGTTACTAACCTGATGCCCATTACAATCTCCCGTGATTGATGTAAATATGGGTTTAAAGACTGGGCCACCCATTGTATCACTACTTTTGGGCTTTCGGTGCGTAATGTACCGAACCCATATGAAGAATTTACGCATTGAGATAGTACCCACCCGCAACGAGAGGTCGCCATAGGACGGTCACGTCAACCTCAGACCCTGCCCCGGCAGCACCTCCTGCAATGGTCACCTCAACGATCTTCGTTGCCGCCGTAACAACTGGCCCGGTGTAAACATAGTAAAAGTCACCCGTCAGGTTCGCCTTCGCACCATTGGCGGCGGATAGGATCTCAATCGGAGCAACGTCATCAGTCGCTATCGCAATGCTCGTAAACCCTGCCGCAGCCGACAAATCATCTGGAACATGGACAATGACGGCATCAATGAACAAAGCCTGGGCAGTTGCGGTCATGACACTGTAATCCGCCGCAACCTGATTCAAGCTTATCTGCTTATAATTTACGGTGCTTTCCGGCATGAAAGTTTTAGGGATCCACGCGTAACCATTGTAGATCCACATAAAGCCGGTGTTGGTTTCGAGGAAGGTTGAACCAAATTTCGGACTGGCCGGTTTTGTGTCCGTGGAAAGACCGATGTATCTTTGTATCGTAGTAATCAAGTACATACTCACCGCCTTTTTTGGTAAGTAAGACGCCTTTTTACTGGCGTCTCAGTTATTAAGTAGCCACAACATTGGCACCTTCCGAAAGTGGAAGAAAATACAAATGAGTGCTTATAGACCCATCAGCAGCTGCCGCAGTAAAAGTAATCGAGCCAGCAGTCACGATGAGTGGCTGCGACATCCCAACAGCGGCGCTACCATACGTCATTGCCGTTGCAACCACGCCCGTGATTCCCAGGATATCCCCAACAAGCGCAGGATTGATATCGAGGTCGGCGCAGATGTCAACCGTAGTACCAGCAGTCGCGTCCGCATTCCAGTTGCAAAGGTTCGCACCAGATGCAACCGTTACGATGCCGTACAGGCCAGTAATCTGAACCACCCCGGTCACTGTAAAAAACGGAACCACGGCAGCAGCCAATGCAGCGGCATCCCTGTCCACCCTCAGACCGACTCCCATGTTGGCGAGCATATTTCTCGTAGAATTATTAAACATTCTTCTTTACCTCCCTCTTATAGGTAGGTTTTGCCACCGTCGCAGCCTTAACAACAGGCGCAGCCACCTTTTTCTTTTTCTTCTTCTGCATCGCCAAGGCAATCTCAGCCCTCGCAATTGCCACAACCTCTTCTTTCTCATCTTCTCGCAGTGGCATATTATCCTCCTTTATGGCGGGGATATACCACCCCGCCAGTTAAAGGTTATACAACAGCCATCTGGGTCACAGAAGACTTCGCGTACCGGGCTCCACTCAGAATCGCCACCGCTGATCCAACAGATGCTGCACCTGGATCGGCAATACACATTCTGAACCCGATATCACCGGAAACCAACTGCGTGTCGTTGAGTTCAATCACGTACATGGACGGAACGCCACCAGCCACCGGGATAATACCCGCAGCCGCGCCAGCCGTAGTCCGAGCGCCAGGAACGTCAGCGTTCGCCAGAATCTGAGAAGTCTCGTACCTGTAATAATCAAAGGCAATCTCAGTCGCCGTGGTCGGGGTGGTATCGTCACACGATTCGATGGTGACCACGCCAGCCGCCAGCGGGTTTACGCCAATGCTGTAAATGATCGTCGCGTGGGTGTAGTTCTCCATCAGCACGATCACTGGGCTATCGGCCCCCGCCAGAGTATCAATATCGAGCGGGTAGTATAAGGTCACTATCTGCCCGTCTTCTACGGCACTAAATCCTTTTCCCATAATAAGTCCCTCCTTATATCGTTTTGCTGGGCCCGAAGGCCCAGCTATTCATGTTAGCTTCTTGTGTCCAAGGCAATGAAGTGTGACTGAGTGTAGTTAGCTCCACCCTTATAAGGTGTAAGCGCACTTGCTCTGACAGGTTGCCCATCAATCCGAAGTACGAATCTAAATACAGATTCATCATATATAAACTGAACGTGTATAGACACGTCAGACTGAATTCCGCCCTTTTCAGCTAAAACATACCCATTACCGAAGTCTCCAAACATGATGTCACCCTGAGTTCCGAGGGTCGCAGCCTGCTCGATGGCGATGACGGGTCTTCCAAACAAAGTACCATAAGGTTGCCCACTCAATCCGCCCGCTGGCATATAAATGGGGATTCCTCCAGTACCAACCGCCAAAGACATGGTGAATAATTGCGGCTCAATATTTTGATTAATTAGCCAAATTGCGTTCGGCCGACTGGATGCAAATATGCGAGAATACATGTTAATAACATTCTCGGCCACCACAGTTGACGCCGCTTGACCGGTTTCTTTTCCAACGCTGACCAGACATCCAGCATTGAGGACACCCAAGGGTTCACCAGCGCCAGTTCCATTAATTATCGCATCATCGATCTGGAAGCCGAACTCGTCAACAAACGCCTGCTGGATATAACCCTGCAATGCAGCAGAATCCGCAAGAAGCTCGTCAGTCGTGTAGCAAAGTCCGATAAGTTTTTTCAAACTCAGTTCAATCATTCTGAACTTCGGTTTACTGGCAGTCTTTGCAGCCGCCTCGTCCTTCCAGTACGCCAGAACGCCACCGCTTCGGGTGGATGCCCTGCTCGTCTCGTCAACGCCCGGAATTTTGATACCGTTAGCATTCCCGCTGATCGGGATCCGCCGGCACCTGGAAGCCAGGACGCCAGTATCAAACACCTGTTTCAGCAATTCGGTGCTGAAATCGGTCTGCACCAGGAACCCACCATCGGAACTTACCGTCTCTCCGAGGCCGGTTGCGGCGTTAAAAAGGCGGGGATCCGCGGAACCACCAGGCTGGCCAGCCTTCATCACCGCGGCCATCTGCTCACCGAAGGAGTTGAACTTTTCCTTATCAGAGATCGTAATGCCATGCCCCTTGTTCTCGAGCGCTGGTTGGGTGAGAGGTTTCTGAGGAGTCGCCAGAGCGTCCTGCATCCTTTCTTTACGTTCCAGGGTGGCCACAATGTCCTGATACTCCTGAATGGTATCCAGAATTTCCTGCTGGATCTTCAGTTCCGCACTGTTAGGGTCACGATTCTCATTGACACACTGTGCGTCCATCGCATTGGCTTTGTCCATCAAAGCCTTAATGTCTTCCTTATATTTACCGACAGTCTTCATCTCGAAGTCCTCCTCTTAAATGGTTTTATGGTTATTGGTGGCCGACAAGTTCAGCCCTTGTTAAAAGTTCCGCCGTCCGATCCTTCTTCCGAGGAGGTTCCACAGCATCCCGCTGGGTGGTGTCATCAGCATCCCGCTGATCACCAGAATCCTTAATGGTGTCCTCAGATGTGTCCTTTGTCTCAGCATCCCGCTGAGAATCCGGATCATCATCCTTGTACCCATTGGCCAGGATCTCTTTTGCCTGCTTATTAGAGAAACCGCTACCCTTCAGCAGCTTTTCCAATTCACGGGCGGTTGGAATGTTACGTTCGCCAAGCAACTCGTCAGGCGCGTTGGCAAACACAGATAAATCATACGTAACCGCTTTTGCTTTTTCATCAACTTCATCAGCTTCAATGGAATCGATAAATCCCATCTCTAAAGCTTCTTCGGCAGTCATCCACGTCTCTGCATTCATCAAGTCAAGAATCGCAGACTCGTCCATGCCCGTCTTCTTTATATAGGAGTTCGCAATGGTGCCGCCAACTTTGTCCAGCAAATCCGCTTCCTCACGAAAAGAATCCGCATTCCCTGCTTTAATAGACCACGGGTCATGAATCATCATGAAAGCGTTGTCCGACATAATGACCTCGTCAGCCGCCATGGCGATGACGGAGGATATGGAAGCCGCCAAACCGTCCACATGAGCCACCACATGGCTATTATGCTGCTTCATTGCGTTGTAAATAGCCGTGCCGTCAAAGACTGCACCACCCGGGGTGTTTAACCGCACATGAATGGTCTTTGCGTTGCTCGCATTGAGGTCTTTGACAAACTCTTTTGGGTCAACACCCCAAAAACCGATCTCATCATAGATATAGAATGTAACTTCTTCCTCGCCTTTACTCTTCGCAGCTTTTTTTTGAGTTGAGTTTCTCGGTTGAAACACACTCCTATTTAGAATTTTCATAACACTACCCCTCCAGTGTCTCTCGATCTCGTAAGCAGTTTTAAAGTTTTATTACTCGTTGCATCCTCGTTATCCTCGTCTGGCTCCTCAGTCTCATCCGCAGTGGGCTCATTACTGGCAATCACAATCTCATCAACTCTATCCAAAGGAATCATGTTCATGGGTACGAGATGAATGTCCCCACCTTCAACGGGGTTCATGTCCTCTTTCGCCCGCACCTCGTTAATATTAAAAACACCGTTGTTCAACATGATCTTATAGAACTCGGCCCTGTCCTTGGCGTTGGCTCGTAACAGTCCTTCAATAACGTGCTTAAAGTAAAATCCAGATTTCACTTGGCGTTTGGTCAGAAGCTGCATCTGGTAGTTTTGCTCAAAACGAACGAGCCATGGAAGAATGCTATCGGTGACAAAGGATGTTTGTTCAGCCTCGATATTATTAAAGCTCGACTTGGTGAGGTCTTTCAGTTTGTGCGGTGGCAGGTTAAACCATCTTGCAACTTCAGGGATCTGGAACTGGCGCGATTCAATGAACTGAGAATCCTCCGGAGGTATTCCGACCTTCTCCATCTCCATGCCGTCTTCGAGTAGCATCAGACGGTGGGACTGCCCGAGGCCGCTGTACACATCCGTCAGTGAGGTCTTCAGGTTGGAGTGAGCGGAAGCGTCCAGCTTACCGGGATGCCTGACAACCACCCCGGGGTGGGTACCCTGCCCGAAGTACAGGCTTCCGAACGTCTCCATGGACATACTGAGCCCAATGGACTTTCGGGCCATGGCGATCACGGAGTAGCCAACGAATCCGTCAAAGCCCATCCCAGGAACATGAAGGACTCGCTCCCACGGCAGAATGATCTGCTCACCGCTCGGGATACTGATCTCGTAAACAAGTTTACCACCGGACATCTGAGGAGTGCAGCGATTAGGGGGAATCGGCCACAACTCGACAATGTCACCATACTCGTCATACACGATCTCAGCGTACCCGTTGCCCCACGTCAAGGCGTGGGACGCAAGGCATTCCCGACCCGCCATTGCGGTCATGTACGGATTGAATCTGATTTGTAGAACTGGGTAAATGCTCTGCTCGACGGCATGACGCTTTGACCTGCCCTCG